TTGCCTTCTACAAATAGTTTACCATACTCTGTGTAAACTGCAACCTCTTCTTTCTTGAAACCAGCAAGAGCAATTTCTAGTCTGGATTCAATGTTGTTTACAGATACCAAATTATATGGTGGATAGTTATCTGTTGTTGCATTAAAAAACCCATCGAAAAAATCTTCCATTCCGATGGAGTTCTTATTAATTCTTTCTAGTAGCTGTGGTAGATCCGCAGCATGATACCTTTGTATCTTTTCCATGATAGTTCTCCTTATTAAGCGAGTGTAAATTGTGTCCCCGAAGGCGACACTACTATTTAATCATACTATAACTTAGTTGACAACAGGATTATTTTCGCAAGATCCGTATCAGAAGTTTCGGTTTTCCTGATATATTTAAAATTATATTCGTTAAAAAGATCGAAAGCTAGGGTATACCGAACCTTTGGATTTGGATTAGTATCAACTCTATGTTGTAACCACGAAGGAAATAAGGTTACAGAACCTGGTTCATTTTTAACATGAAAGTAACCATGATATAAACTGAATAAAGGTATCCAGTAATCTGTAGTAGTGGTTTGATTGAGATTATGCAACGCCATGTTGCCACTAACAAAAGCATTCTCATGTAAGGCATGTGAATGCATACCAATATTTTGTCCTTGTTCTAGTCTAGTGAACCATCCTCTAATCCAGATATCTTTTCTATCCAGAACAGGAAACTCAAGTGACTCACAATACTTAACGTAACTATTGTATACGTTATCCCTTAATACATTAAAAACTGAATGAGACCAAGAGAAAACATTATACTTAGTCCACAAAGATTTCCAGTTAGCACCAGTTAGAAATTTACTTTCTTCTATCTGACCCAAGTAAGATTGATTTGCTATGACCTTTATTTCTTTTGCAAGTAAAGGTTCATACTTATCACAATAAAGGTGTGCGTCTACATTAGGTGCAAACGGTGTCTTAGGTTCCCAAGTTTTCCAACGGTGTAACTTATCAGTTTGTTTATGAATTACAAGATGATTAAGATCATTATTATCGAGGAATTGCATTATGAAGGTTCAGACTTCTTTCTTCCAATATTATACTTACTTTCTAATGTCCAGTCATCCTTTTCTTTGAATGCTAGAACCTTAATTTGATTAAGAGGTGCTAAGTCAGTAACCTTTGTTGAATCAGCAATCTTAATCAACCCCCAGTCAGATAACAACTGGATGATTCTATTACGACGTTGGACATCGTTGCTTGATAAATTTGTTTTCTTACCATCTAAAGCAAACAGTTCTTTGAAATGAACTATGTAATACTTACCTTGCTTATGAAGAATATGGCAAGACTGATAAATCTTTTTCTCTTTACGAGATGCTACTCCAATCCTAGTTAGAGTCTCTCTCACCTTAAGGAAATCATCTGGTTCACTCAGCATTACTTCAATCATGTCAGATTGTTTCCACTGAATCTCAGTTTCGACGCTCATTTTTTCCACCCTTTCTCAATGAATATTTTATATGTTCAAGTTGATCCTTAGTGAGAATTCTGAGTGCTTGAAGAGCTTTATCATCATTATAATCATAATACTCTTTTACAAATTCAATATAATCAATAGAATCTTTACGTGCCCATGGCGAAAAACGCTTCCTAGGCTTGAGACTATTTATATAAAAGTCGTACTGCATCTTCTTTGGAAGATGAGAAGACTTATTCATTTCATTGGCATATAGAATAGCATCTGTGAAAGACGACAGACATCTATTAACGACATAGGGTGTATATTTTTTCACAGCATCAACATCATCCACCATCAGGTTCTTCTTAGATTGATTGATGGAATAAAGATAGTCTTTCAGTTGATACATGTTAATCGTGTTTGTGTGCTATACCCAGTTCATGCATTTTAGCATGTTCTTTGATTGGATCCTTAAGTTCTTCTTTGCCTTCTCCAAAAGTTAGATAGACTCCCCATCCAACTAGGAATAATAGAAGACCGATGATGATGTAAACAATAATCATTTTTTGTTATCTGCTTTTTTCCAGTGCTCTATGAGCAAAAGCAATTCATCGATTCGCTTTTTTGCTAAAACAATTTTCTCTTGGAGATTTGTTTTGCTCATTTGAATACAGCATTTACTGACATTACCTTAGCATGTGGGTTACGTACTTCCGCAACCTGACGTGCTTCTTGATAGTCACGTGCTTCGACAAATTCACTATAGACTCTGCCAGCAACGTAGAGTTTTACTTCACACTTCATAATTTAAAAGGACAAGTTCCTTACGAGACGCTTGATCTATATTATAGCATCCCACAGAGCGCATGGTGTATGTATGTGCAAATTCCGCAACTGTCCACTCCTTGAAACGATCTTTGACAATTTGAGAACTATTGTATGAGATCAACAATGGTGCAGTATACTCGTCACAGTTCTTAGCAAACTCATCGTGATCAAATCTTTTATGCATACCACCCTTCTTACCATAGAGATTGTCTTTGATATCATAAGGTGGATCCATGTATGTAAATATCCCTTTATTATCCCAATCGTTAACTAACATTCTTTCATATGTTATGTTTGTGATTGTCCAGTTTTCGATAAGTTCTTGGTATTCCATGAGTCTTTCAATACCTCTGACTGAGAAGTTGGAGTCAGATGCTTGTGCAGAAAATGATGAAGACTCAGTGAGACCACTGAAGCTACACTTATTAACGATATAAAAAGCGAGGGCACGATCAAAGTTAGATTTTTCTTCGTCATTAATTATCTCCTTCATTTCTTGGAATAAACATCTTGCTGAATCTTGGTTACAATGTACCTCCTTAAGACTCAGCAATTCTTTCTTTAGTTTCTCACCATCATGTTGTAGTTCGCACCAGAAATTGTATAGAGGTTCGTATAAGTCATTGACCCAAACCTTTATATGAGGATATCTCTTTGTAATTTCTAGTGCAACAGACCCACCACCTAAAAATGGTTCTCTATACTCTTTTACCTGGGTAAGGTCTGGGAGGAACTGCAACAGTTTTACTACTGCTCTGCTCTTCCCTCCTGGATATCTTAGTGGTGTCTTCAGTGATTTTTGTGTTGTTGCCATTATAAGGATTTGGTCTCTTTAGTTCAGTCATGATTACCACCTGGTATCTGTACAGTAATTTAGCACAGTTTTCTCAGATTTGCAAGTCAGTCATCTACTGATGTAATATCCTGTATATCTTGAGCAGGTACTTCATGTTCGTTTGCTATGAGATACCAATGATCACCATCACGTAATCCAAGATACTTTATTTCTGTATCAGGAATAACATTCTCTCTCATTATTGCTTGTAGTTGCAAATGGATTAATTGGTTTCTAGCAATCTTAGGTGTTATCATTGGAACTCACAAGTCATCATAATTTCAGTCAGACATGCAAGCATATTGATCTCTTGATCAGGTACGTTTGAGATATCTCTCATATACTTTGCAATAACTAACACAGCTTCTGGAATTGAAGCAGGTTTTAACACGCCATATAAATTGTCATAAATCTTACGCATAATCATACTAGGATCATTATCCATGTGTTGAACTACCCATATTTTTACAGTCTTGAAATCTTTCTGCTTCAATGCCGTAAGAAGATGATCAAAGTTAACATCAGCAACGTCCACAAGGATAGCAGTGTCAATAGATCCATTTGCAGCGTACCGTTGACACTCATTAATAAGTCTACGCCAATCAGGATAGTACCTTTTAATAAGTTTCGCCAGAACCTTGTCTTCAAATTTAATATCTTCTTTTTTTAATATACCTCTAAGACGTTCAAAGAACTGACCTTGTACTGCTACACTCTGTCCATTCTTTACACGAAAATCAACCACTGTACACCGTGAGTGTAAGGGTTCAATAATCTTATTGATAAAGTTGCAAGTAAATATAAACCTACAATTATTATGGAACTCCTCCACAGCAGCTCTGAGAGACAGTTGAACATCGTTGGTTGTATTGTCTGCTTCATCTATAATAACAACCTTATGGGACGCTCCAGAGGTCAATGAGACAGTTGAAGCGAATGTCCTTATCCTGTTCCTAACAGTATCTAAGAATCTACCCTCATCAGATCCATTAATCATAATGTAGGATGCACCAATCTCTTCACAAAGAGCTTTGGCAATTGTAGTCTTACCTACACCAGCAGAACCACTGAGTAATAGGTTAGGGAGTTCTCTTTGAGAGACGAACCCTTTAAAAACTTGTTTGATAGTGTCGGGAAGGATGCAGTCCTCTACAATTGTAGGACGGTACTTCTCAACCCATAAAAAATCTTTCTTCATTAAACGCACCAGGTAACCCAAGAATAACGTATACCCCCTGTCACTGTCGTGACTTCGTGTGGGAATAAAAACACAGAAGGAAACGCAACAACGTCACCCTTCTTCAAATCAACCCGATACTCATTCCAGAAGAGTAGTTCTCCTCCTTCATAATCATCATTAAGTACACCAATGAGACTGGTGGTAGGAATACCACGAACCTTACCATCAAACATATCATGAATATGATCGTGGTGTGGTTCAATAGATTCACCAACAGAATACTTGTTGAACTTCATGTCACCTGTAGTTGACCAGAAAATATCAGAATTGGTATTCTCTTTAACAAAATACTTTTTGTTATATTCGATACAGAGATCCCTAATATATGGGAAGACTTTCTGGCGACACTTGTCATTCTTTACTGTTTGAAAATCTCCTTTACTATAAGAAGATTGTTCCTTTGCATCGTACCAACCGTGATCTTCCCACTTAGGTTTTCTTTCTAATCTTTTTATTACATTATCACATACATCCTCTGGTAGAAGATTCATTTTGAAAATGTAATCTTTAAGATGAGGATATTTTAAACTCAAGGTTCCAATGCGATATAATATGTAAGATCTGTATCAAGATTAGTCCACTCAGAAATCAACTGAGAAGATACCTTCACAGCATAATTACCTGGTACTAATCTAATGTTCTCAATCTTAACATCAAGAGAAAACTCACCTTCGAATACAGCACCACCACTAACATCTTGTTCAAATGTATTACTGGTATCATTCTCCTTGTCTCTAAGAATCAATTTGATCTTTCCTTTAGTAGTATCAAATGTAAGATCAGGTAGATCATATACAGATGATGCTTTCTGTAGAGCAAACAAATCTTCAGCAGTAATGTTGAAGGAGAGATCTCCACCAGGAAATTTTACATTCTTTTCTGGTGCAGACTTGAGCGTAATCTCAGGGTCACTAAAATAATACTTAGCAGAGCGACCACCGCTACGAATAGTGACAAAATCCCCAGAGGTGAAGTCCAGTTGAGGATTGACAAACAGAGAGATACCTGAAAGAAACTGGCCAAGATCATATATAGCGAAGTCAGTTGGAAAGCTTTCTTCGCAGGTGTACTTAGCGAGTATGTTCTCTGCATTGCTGATGGTTCTGATGACATTACCTTTCCTAAAAACAATAGAAGAATTGATCGTACTATAATTTTTAAGTACGTTTAATGTTTGTGTCGATAGAGTTACTTTACTTGTCATAGTCAACGGTGAAGGAGGTGGAACCAGTGGGGGCAGGGTCTGCTGCTGCTCGTTTGTCATTGAAGTGTAGAAGGAGAATTCCATAGTGAATAATTTTAATAATATCTTTACGTGCTGATCCTTTACGATCATATCGTGAAGCATATTTCAGAACATTGCTTCTACAGAATGCTTCAGCGTCTCCTACAGAATCAATGAGGTCAAGTGTTTGTACATTACCAGCAGAGTAGTGTCCTCTGTAGGTTTGACTGATATAGTCATGAATCTCTTTGATGAGTTGGTCTTCGTTATACTTCAAGGTGTCCATACATATTGTATCTCTTCATAATAACACTCTTTTGGAGTTCCGTCAAGTTTTACCACAGTGATTTTATCATCATGGACTTTCTGGACTCTGGCAGCACCCCCCTTAAGGGATACGATGCTGCCTATGAACCTACAATCACCTGTCTTCATCATGACTCCTCAGTTTCAGTTTCTACATCTGCATCAATCTTATCATAGAGATCTAGGAAAGACTGCTTTGTTTCATCATCGAAACGATTGATGCAAAGTTTGATTGCCTTCATACGATTCTGCCAGATAGCGAATGCACGAATAACATGCACCAATCTACGAGTAGAGATAACCTCATCGATACCACCATCCTTGAAAGTTCTACGGATGATGTCTGCCCAGTTAGCAAGATGCTCACAGAACTCTTGATCAAGAGCACCTAGATTACCAGCAACCTTCTCAAGAATCTTTTTCTCTGTTACAACAGATGGATATTCTTGCTCAAAGGTTAAAGCAAATCTCTCTAGGAATGCTTCATTAAGAACATTAGTTCCTATGAATCTACCATCATCAGATCCTTTACCCTTAGTGTTAGCAGTTGCAATAACATTAAATCCTGGTGATCTCTTAACATACCTACCGATCTTCTTAAGGAAGACACCCTTACCTTCTAGGATAGATTGTAAGCATAAAATCTTATTTGATGCGAGGTCAACTTCATCAAGAAGTAAAACTGCACCTCTCTCTAGTGCTTCTACCACAGGACCATTGTGCCATGCAGTTTGTCCATTAACAAGTCTGAATCCACCGATGAGATCATCTTCGTCTGTTTCAATGGTAATGTTAACACGAATTAGTTCCCTATTTAGTTGAGCACATGCTTGCTCTACACCGAGAGTCTTACCATTACCAGAGAGTCCAGTAATGAAAGTAGGATAGAAGAGTTTGCTGTTGATAATTTTCTTTACATCAGCAAAGTTACCGAAAGGAACAAAGTTTGGATCTTTTGATGGTACTAGGTTCTGTGCTTCCTGTGGAATAACAGCAGGAGCAGAGATCTGACGCTCAAGATTCTCTTTGACTTCTTCCAACGACCATGTTCCACGCTTAACATAAAACTTACGAAGCCTCTTTATAGTAGAAGCATACTTAAGTCCGAAATGTGCTGCTGCTTCACGTACGTGATCTGCATTTATATCTGTACCATTTTTCTTGGTGAGGTACTTAACCAATGTCTGAGTTGTCAGTGGATTCTTCGCTGGCATTTGTCTTGAAGTTGTTTATTTGTTATGTACTAATGATAGCAAGAAAAAACCCCCTGTGAAGGGGGTGTGTGTCACTTCTTCAACTGGATCACTGTACCGTCTTTAGTGGTTACCGTTGCTTCAGTAAACCTATCTATGATACGATCAACAACAGAGAATGCAACGTCAGGTGACGGTGTAGTATCTGCCTTGAAAGCATAAGCAGGTTGAGGGATAGGTGCTCTCTTTTCTACAGGTAGAACTACTTCATCGTAAATATCGAATGGTAGTTTAATCTGCTCTTCTGAAACCTGAGCACTATCAGCAAAGTATGATGGATAGGTTTTCCTATACTCTGCGAAGATAGGATCTTCGTTCTTAGTTGTGTTCCAGATATGACTTAAGCGTTTTGCTACGTCATCCCAGTCCTTTTCTTTCATCTCATCAAATGCAGCAGGATAGTTTTCTCTGAAGTATGACTTAGCAGACTTCTTGATAAACCGTACCTGAGTACCATTTGGACGTTGACGGATTTGTTGTTTTAGTGCATGAACAAGTATCTTTCCAATATGTAAAGTTTCATATTGGCGAAACTCTCTGCACAACTGTTTGAGTTTTCTCATAGATTATGTGAGATTTGGCCTGTTTGAGTAAGTATAATGCCGAAAGGGGTAGTTGTCAAGCAACGTACCCGACAAAGGAATTCAACAGTTTCTTGTTAGTTGACTTTGACTTCAACATTTTTTTGAAAGCACGAGAGATGTCTGCTTTCTTTGCTCCCGATTCTACCTTGAGATCTGTATCAGCGTCAAGTGCGGTTTGCTGTATAGCATAGAGAGCAGTGTATCCAAGTGGGTTTGGAACAATAACGGATTTGTTCTTTCTCCATTCTTGGAGTACCTTATCGTAGGAGTAATTATTCTCAGAGTACCTATTGATGAATTCGTTAAGACGACTTCCACTTAGGATTCTAAATCCAAGAACATTAACACCAGTATTACGATCCCTAACTTGAGTGATCAACTGATTAGTTACAGCACTGTAAGAATCATCCATTGGTTTGTATACAATACCAGTCTTACGATCACGCAATGCGTTTAAAGAACCAATTTTACTAACGTAAAGTTTTTCTTGAGGATCATAATCTGGAGTTCTCTTCCTACCGTAACCACAACATGCTCCTTCACCATCTGTAAGAATGCATACGTTTACTTTCTCTAAATCATTCTTCTTTCTGAAAGATGGAATGATGTAGTTAAGCATAACTACTGCTTCATTTAATGGTGTTCCAGATAGTTGTAATCCTTCTGGAATCTGGTAGGAATTTCCACGATGATCAAATGCATAGGTGCAACGATACATATTCTTACACTGCCTTTCATAGTCACGTGTGTTACTACGAGAGGAGATAATATTCATAAGGTTGAACTCACCTTTACGGATGTAAATCTCACCATCTACAGGTGTATTTGAATCACGATCTTCGTGATACCAGTAAGAACTTGCTTCGGGATTGTTGTCCTTAATCATTTGGACAACTCTCCACTCATTTGTGAAGGCATATACTTCGAAAGGTATATTAACCTTTTTACAGAATGCTGTCAAGTTTAAGATCTGCTTCAAGGTTGCATGGATTTGATCACCCATAGAACCAGACCAGTCAAGAAGGAATAGTAAACCATGATTCTTACCATCAGGTACTACAGAGATCTTTTTAAAGATGTCTTCATTGTACATGTAAGTATGAAGCTTTGTTGTATCAATAACTCCAGTCTTTGAAACAGAAGCACGTGCATATGCAGATGCTGATTTTCTACACTCGAATTCTTTTACAAGATAGTTTACTTCTTTCTGTGCTGATTGTCTATACTCTTTATAGTCAGCATCTGCATCAGCAAGACCTAGTTGCTTCCAGTATAAAGTACCATCAGAACCCCTAGATTCTTGTGGTTCTGGATATTGAGAAAAACGATTATCAATCCAATTATGAACTTCTTCCCAGTCTACAAGGTAATCATCTAACTTTAATGTAGAAGGAATTTCTACATAACCAATGTTGTGCTTACTTTGTGTGCTGAGACCTGATGCAGCAGAGTCAAAAGATTGTTGTGTCTTAGCAGAATCAATGTCTTGAGGACCTTGAGATCCTTCTGCACCAGCACTACCACCAGAAGCACCAGAGGTTTGACCTTGCTCACTATTTTGATCATCCTTTTTCTCGTCCTTTTTCTTATTATATGAAGGTGTATCTAGATCTGCTTTCTCTTTCTCATCATTGTTACCTTTCTTAGGTGTTTGATACTGCTGCTCTTCACCATCTTTAACATCACCTTCTTCCTGTCCACCATTTTGAGGTACAGGAACTTCTGCACTCTGAAGTTTCTCTTGCTCTTCTTTCTGCTTACCGTAAATCTCACCTGCTAGAGCACATACTTCTTCAAAGGTTTCTGTCTCTGCAACTCTATTAACAAAGACCTTCTCTGCTTCAGTGAAAGGAACCATTGCAGAAGGACCAAGTTTGTAGTGAAGATTTATTCTATCGATGAATAAAACTGTACTGTAGTTTACACCTTCAACTTGGAAGAAATCTTGCTCATTAAGTTCTTTGTAACCTGCATTGAAACTCTTCTTAAGACCAGGATACTTACGCTTCATAAGTTTCTCGATGCGAACATCTTCAACGACATTCACATAATCCATTGGACACTGAACATAGTCAGTGTAATCTTCGTTGGGAGTATAAAGAGCATGACCAACTTCATGACCAACTAACATGTCATAAACTTGACCAGATGCTTTATCCCACTGAGGAAGTTGAAGTACCCTACGATCTACATCAAAAGAAGCAGTAGGAATATCACCTCTGTGCTCAACAATAAGGTTTTCTGTAGCGAGCAGACGTGCAAGGTTTCCTTTAATCTCTTGTCTTGTCAAATCTCTTGTGTAGTAATCGTACATGCTTTTCTTTGTTTGTATACCTATGATAGCAAACAAAATAGGTTAGCCAACCAGTGCGTGTGTCACTTCGTTAACTGTCTCCTCTAGTCTAGAGAAGTTCTTTTCTTTCGATACATTGATAGTTCTATCAAACTTATCATTCAATGCTTCCTTATGACTTATTACGAAAACATTAGTGCTATCGTCGAAATTACGTAAGATCCAACCAAGATCAGAAGCACCAGATTGGTCAAGTGAGCTGTCAAAGATTTCATCCAGAATTAAAAGGTTAGTGTCTACACTATTCTTAAGTTTAGCAATACTTCTCCAAGTAAGCAATAGTGCAATATCAATACGTGCCTTCTCTCCTTCACTGAAGGACTCGTACGTAAAGATATCTCTATATCTAGACTTGATAGTCTCCTCAAAGTTCTCATCTAAAGTAAAATTAACATAGAAGTCCATACTTTGTAAGTACTGATTGATCATCTTATTCATTGTAGGAAGATATGTCTTGATGATCCTTGTCTTAATACCACTGTCTTTTAACAAGGCAGTAGCAGCATTAAGAACATCCCTATCCTTCTTGGAATTGGTATTGTTAGTCTTTACTTCTTTCTTCTCATTTACAAGAGTCTCAAGTTTTTTATACTCTGCTTTCTTATCAGGATTAGAACCTTCTAGTTCTTCAATATCTTTTCGAATATCATCAATAGACTTACGAATCGAAACTAACTTATAGTTAACGTTAGACATAGATGTATTCACTTCAGTACTTTGCTTAGACAGTTGAACAAACATCAAATTTCTTTCTCGTTCTTCTTCAATAGCTTTCTCCAACTCAGACTTACCATTAGACATGTCATTGATCTTTGTATCAAGAGCACCGATCATTGAATTCTTAAATGCTTTCTTAATTTTTTGAGAGCATGTAGGACATTCATCATTCTCTTCAAAGAATTTGTGCTCCTTCTGACATCCTTGTAACTTTTGCTGTAGTTTTATTAAGATAGTATTTAATTTTTGCAACTTGTCAGCAGACGCAGCGTAATCTTCTAGTTGTATATGCAACAAGTGAGCTTCTTCTGCTAAAATCTTGATTTCTTCAGTTGCCTGTTCATTTTCTGTTTCATACTCTTTAATCTTTTCTTCTTTTTTCAATACCTCTTCTTGATTTTTCTTCTCTAATTCAAACATATATTTCTTTTGAAGATCAATCTTTTCATTAAGAAGATGGAGTTGATAATCTAGATCTTTAATCTCATTAGAATTCTCTCTGACTCTATCCTTCAATCTACTATTCATGATAGAGAAAACTTGAATGTCTAAGATGTCTTCAATGATCTCTCGGCGTTGCGGTAGTGGCAGACGCATGAAAGGAACAAAGGTACTAGATCCTAGCACCACAATCTGTGTGAAAGACTTGTAATTCATCTTCAACACATTCTGCTCTAGGTTCTTCTGCTGTTCTACAACAGTGGATTCTTTATCCCACATCTGACCATTGCAAAAGATCTCAAACCTATTTGGTTTAGTACCTCGTACAATCTTATATTCATTCTTACCAATAGTAAACTCAAGTTCTGCAATGAGGTTACTTTGATTGACACTGTTAACCAGCATCCCTTTATTAATCTTACGATAGGGTTTACCAAACAATGTATATGTCAGTGCATCTAAGATCGTACTCTTACCTGATCCATTAGCACCAACTATTAAAGTATTTCTTGTCGCAGAGAGATCTATCTCACTAAACGTGTTTCCCGTGCTCAGGAGGTTCTTCCAACGGATCTTTTGGAAAGTGATCATAGGTATCAGGTGGGACTATGAAGTCGTCAGTGGTTATAATACTATATCTTTGACCAGACATCGAGCAGGCTTGTACCATTTGTTCAAGCTGCACAGTCACGACATCTAGTTTGGGGTTTTCTTCGTCAACACCTAGAAGATTTACATACCGAAAAGCATCCTCTCTGTTCTCAAAGATAGGGATGATACGATCATCATCCTCATCCAGAACAGAATACACACCCTGTGGATGGTCTTTTAAAGTGATGACAAACATAGAATGGTGTCAAGATACTTCACACGCTTCTATGTATAGAGATTGCATGAGTGTCTTCAGGTCGGATTTGTCTACCTGAATGTCCACCTCATCAATATATTCACCCAATAAAGTTAGGGTGTCTTTTACGTTCAATTCTACATCATCATCTACCTTCGTGTCAACCAATGTTTCAACAATCTTAACATCGTGAGCACCGTTGAGATAGAGTCCATCAATTAAACTCTCGAATTCATCCATTCGAGTTTTCTCTTCTACTACTACTTTAACATATTGATTCTTGTGGACAGTAGTGTCATACTTTCTATAATCATATGCCTTATCATTATAGAATACCTTAGCAAACATCTCAAAAGGATTCTTGATGTATGTCAGTCTATCAGTATCTGTATCATAGATATGAAAACCTCTGGTGTCAGCATAATCATTCCAGAACATCTGGTACGGATTACCCAAGTACTGAATGTTACCATGCTTAGACTTATGATGAAAGTGTCCAGACCATACACGATTAAACTTTTTAAAGTCTGGGGGTTTGAATCCACCATTGAATCTGTGACCTGCCATGACCTCAAAGCCGTCAATCTCTAAATGACCAGCACAGATACCAGCATCAGAATCTTCAATAGCTTTCTCTGCTTGTTCACGATTACCAGAATTAATCCATGGTAACATAAGAAAATCTCTGTCACCAAACTTAAGAGTAGTAGGTTCAGAGTAGATAGTTATGTTATCATATTCTTCCAATAATAGTTCGGGGGAATTGATCCTATTGGTATTTTTATAATAGGTACAATGATTCCCTAGAATCATGTGTACATCATACTTTCTAAGTCTGTCGAAATAGTCAGTTTTAATCCTCGCAAGAGTACTAAAATCCATAGACTTTCGGTTATCAAATGTGTCGCCAAGATCAAGGATGGTATTGATACCGTGTTTCTCAAGTGTTGGGAAAAATATTTCATCATAAAATTTGTTAAAGTAATTCCAGAAGGGGAGTGAACCCTTCCTTCCATCCAGATGTTGATCTGTAATGACAGCAATCTTCATAACATATATGTTTTAATTTTGTATACTGTTCTAGTTTGTGGATATAATTTCCTTAGTTTTCTAACTACTGCTAATTGTATTTCAAGCATCGTCTTCTACACATTCCTTACTAAGATCTTCTACCATGTTACCACCGATTTCTGCACCTTGATCCATTCCGATCATTGTAGCAGCACCAGCAAGTACCCAACCGACAAAAGGAATAGAGGAAATACTAGTAGTAGCAACAGCAGCACCAACGCTACCACCGACAATTCTACCTGTTCCTTCTCCTCCACCGATTGCTTTAAGGCAAGCTTCGGACTTTTTTGATGCTTCTTTTGATACACCTCCTCCATACTGTTGTAGGTGTTGAGCACCGTCCATTGTGTACTCTTCTGTTGTCTTAGTAATGTTGTTACCCAGTCCCAGAAAGCCACCTTTTCTTTTAAGATCTTTTTCCACACGCATCACTTTAGGATCATTAGATTTATATTTGATGCTGTATCCATCTTCCCCTACGTTCGCTTCATAAGAAGTGTAAGGTCCAACTGGAAAATTAATTGTTGGTAACTTACTTGGTCGATTAGCAATCATACCAATCATACCAATATGAGACACTCCTAAGACTGCCCCTAAACTTATTCCAACCCATTTACTTGTATTCATTTCTTCTGCTGTATGATAATACGATTATTTTCGTAGTCTGCTTTAAACTCTAACTTTGCATCATGTTCCCACATAAGTTCTTCATATAATGCATTGAGACGATCCATGTCTTCCCAAAGATTATTAATATGTTCTGGTAAACCATCTTCAGTCATGTTTCTTCCTCACTGGTACTTCAATTGTCCATGAAGGACTAACTAACACTTTCATTTCAAAGTTCTTTTCAAACTCCGCTTGCTTCTTCTTTGCTTCAGCTTCACGTTTGTTTAGTTCTTTCTCACGTCCTGGTTCTGGTTGAATCTCACCGTAATGAGGATCCCAGACCTCTGGGTGTTCATGACAATCATAGAACTCTAGGATACTTTGATCTATCATACTGTATAGAGTATCCCATGTTAATGTATGTCGAAGTCGCTCTGCTATATAGTCAATTTGATTTGTAGTCATCGACACATCATCATCTTTAAACAGATACTCACCTCTTATTGTGACTAACTCATTCAAATTAATGAGTATAGAATTGTCATTATATATTGCTCTAGGCATGTGCCACCTCATCTAATAAGAATAATGAATGATACTCAAGATTATTTTTTGCCCATGTATCATGGTTATCCATTCTATCTACGATAGCAATAACACGATTCACAGTATACCCTGCTTCACGTAATACTCTAACAGCAGTCATAGCACTACTACCAGTTGTTGTGACATCCTCAAGTACAGTTACTACTGATCCTTTAGGTGGTTTTGGTCCTTCGATGACTTCCCTAGTACCATATCCTTTGGGATTCTTACGTATAATAAGTGCATCAATATGTCTGTTACACTTATAATATGCTTTCTGTGCGATACCACATACTAATGGATCAGCACCTAGTGTAAGTCCTCCAACTGCTACAGCATCTTTCTCAATCAATTTGATCAAGAGATGTGCTAACAGTGCATTACCCTCACATGATAATGTGACAGGTTTACAGTTAACATAATGCTCCGATTCTTTACCAGATGATAAAGTAAACTGTCCGTGACGGTATGCTTTCTCATGTAATAATTTAAGGAGCGTTTCCCGATGCTTCATGTCCTCGTGAGGAATAGCATTCTTCCATTCGTGGGCGGTGAATTGAGATTCGAGTTTCATTATCCTCTATTCATTTTAGTTTCGATGTTTTCCTTTATGGATCCCATGTCAGATTGAGATGGATTCATCCCAGTCATTGAACCTTCAAAAGTATCCGTGTGCATAACTTCATCATACCCTGATCTTTCTAGAATTTTATTTTTTATTTCAAGTTGTTTCTTCTCTTTTTGGATTCGACGAAGAAACGCATAATAAATGATCTGAGTGAAGTAAGCAAAAGGATTCTTAGATTTATCTGGATCGAAGTTGTCTATGTATTGCAAGCAGTTCTCTATCCCATCACATATCATGTCCTCTCTGAACATATAGTTCACGAAGTTCGGTTTATACGACAAGTGAGTAGCTATCTTCAAGAAGCAGTCACCGATATAATTCGGCACACGGGGGCGGGTCTCACCAAGTTCTTTGGCAGAAATAACAGAGTTACGATATACAGTAATCGCTTCTAGAAATTCTTTATTGTTGACGTAGTACTCTGTTTTCTTTTTTACCATTGTCCTCATGTCATATAATGCTTGCTCCTTCATAAAGTATACCACCCTATTGGAAGGTTGTCAATACAGGGGGTTGACAACGTATCGATTTAGGTGTAGACTAACTCTGTCAAGGGTTCAAGGGGATGGTAGCTTATATATTTTCTCTAGATACTTCTTGGTCTCTACGACGGATCCTAACCGTCCCATACTTCTGGTGAACTTATTATTGTCCAGACCCATATGCATTTTCTTGAGTGTCTTCAAATAGAAGTGCTCTATTTTTTTGTCTGTCTCAGTCATAGTAAGCACATGTTTACGAGGTAATACAAACATTTGATCAAACGTTGATTTAATCCATTCCTGGAGGGCGAACCCGTTGACTTGTATTTCTGGGGATCGCTGTTGTTGTACAGGTACAACTTCCAAAGGATTATCTAGCACAAGACTGTCATCATCTGGCATAAAGGAAACTTTCGCAACGATCTCTTCCCCAGTTGTTAACTTTATTGTAGCGTAGAATTCATCTTCCATCATAATTGTTTACTTGCTGTAAGGTTTACCTTGATAACTTCATACTTAAAATTTTCCTCGTTGTATATGGTTACTCTCTCGTTTAAATGACGAAGCGTATAGTTCTGACCGCCGATGTCGTCAGCAATATCATATAATGTTGCTATAGTTTTTCCATTGCCGACCCGAAGTACCCTCCCGATTGATTGAAGGTTTCTGATTCTAGACTTGGAGGGACTGGCAAAGACGATATTATGAAGACGCTTAATGTTAATACCAGTAGAGAAAGTCCCATAGGACGCAACGATAATAGCATTGTTTTCTTGCTCTGTAAGTAATCTAACTTCTTCACGATCTTCCACTTCCGTTCCACCGTAAACAAAGAATGTTTTTCTTTGCTCATCTACAGAATTATTTATGATTTCAAATAAAGGTTCTCCATGCTTCTCGATATAATTAAAAAGGACAAGGGTATTACCATGTAAGTCCTTGACTAGATTTTTGATTAGATTATTCCTACCCTTGTGACTAATCAGGTACTCCATCTCATCATGATAGGTTTCAAAATGTTGAGGAGGGTGTTTACAAAGTAGGATTTTGATCCTAAACTTAGACAGGTAACCACTTTTGATGAGATCATCTGTCTTAGTTACTTGATCACAGGAACCAAAGAGACCTTCAAGCACCCACTTGTGAGTCTTAGTTCCATTCAGAGTACCAGTGAAACCAAACCTGTACTTAGCATTATGCAATTTAGTCATGATGCCAGTCAGTGATTTGCTTTTGAATAGATGTGCTTCATCACCAATAACACATTCTATATCGTCAAAATATCTCTTAGGAAATTTGTAGATCGATTGCCAAGTAGATATAATGACAGGTTTATCAGTTACCTTATCCTTACCACCATATATTTTATGAACATGATCATCCGCATTCCAACCATAGTCACAGAAGTCATTGACCATTTGTTCTACGAGGGACGTAGTAGGGACGATGATGAGCGTCTTCTTTCTGGTGGCGCAATAGTATCTGACGAGGGAATAAATCATAAGAGACTTACCAGATCCCGTAGGAGAAAGTAGCAACTTACGATTGTTTTTTATTGCTGAGTATACTGCTGCATACTGATAGTCTCTAGGTTTCACATGAGTGATACTATCCATAAAGACTTTGATTCCACCAGGTGATACAAAATCATTTACTTCAAGAGGATGACCATACCAGTCATCCTTTTTTAGTTCCATGGAATAATCACGATCAAAGGCAAAACCTTTTAGATGTGTGAATAATCCAGCATACAAATCACCAGTGGCAGGGGAGTATAGACGTATGGTTCCATCCCAGTGTCTATATCTAGGATTCTTTTTTAAATACTTTGCTTCGGGAACTTCAAATGTGAAGTAGTCTGCTAGCTCCCTATGGACATGTTCTTCTGGAGATTCTATGGTAACATAGACCTCGTTCTTTTTCTTTACTGAGAGGTGTGTCATTACTGTCCATTAATAAATTTCTCCCACTCGATAGCACTCTTAATCTGAAATCCTCTATTGGAAATTTGTTTCATAACTTGATCCAACCAATAAATCATTGAATCTAAGTACTTAATCTTTGACTCTAGATTGATGATTTCATCATCAGAATTTACATAGACTTTCATCTTATCTTGAGTTGAGATCCTGCCTCCAAAAGGTTGTTCGGCATAAGTTTTAGCGTCAGCTTCACCTCCATAATACTCACGCTTATCTTTAATCAGTTTCCTGAGTTTAAACTCTAATGAGGTTCTTAATTGTGAGATATCTGTATAGTGGTTTAAGTATTTATTATGGCAAAATGGAATATCAAGAGCCAACTGACCTAGATCAGCACTGTACTCTTTGTTTTTAAATTGAAAGTCTACGTGACTATCTTCTGCCCACTCTGCTTTTAGTTTGTCAAATTTATTACGAAGGGTTTCAAAATTCATAAATCAGTGCCAGTTTCTGTCTGTACTTTATATCTTGTGTATTTGAATGTTGCGGTTGCGGTTACATAATCGATATCAGATGGAGTTGCATCAAAGTTAACACCTGTCAATCCGACGGGGAAGAGTTCTTCGAAGTTAACGTAGAAATTTCCATTAAAAGAGGAGGTAAGTACCTGTAAGGTTCCCCTTGATTTTGTATCCAACCCAGATGAATGACCTTCTGTGAGGCCGAATTGCCTGATCCAATTTTGAATAGACATGTAGTTCTTGAGATCTTCATCTATCAGAAAGGTAACGTTTAAATCACCAAACTGTACACCACCACTACCTGCTATAGGTATGGATCGAAACTTGTTAGGAATCTCAGCAACAGTCATTGTAATGTCAGGAAGGTTTACTGACTGACAGAAAAAATCCACCCCCGAAAAGAGTTCCAGATCAAACTGAAACCCTACTGGAGATAGATAGTTTCTATTTACAGGTTGTTCTTTATACCATTCAGCAGCCACGTCAACTTCCCAAGCTACTTACTATTTAGTGTACCACCAATATGGACCTTCACCAGGACCACCGAAATCATCGTCATCGTCATCATCAAAAGTAACCTTAGTTGCTTTCTTCTTCATAGCATTGTAAAGCAATACTACAGATGCTACTGTGCCTGGTATTCCCAGACCCATCAATAATTTATAGATTGGATTCATTAAACATTGAGTACCCAGTTTTCAGCAAAATTTTCTGCTTCATCTGTATGTATAAAGTCTTTAGAATCTTCCTGATCAGAATCAGTAGTGAATACTCTAAATTGATAAGGTCTCTGATCAAAATCTTCTATTCGAAATACTTTTGCGTGGCGTACTTCATCGTCGCTGAAGTAACTACTTAAAAGTATCATAAGACTCCTTGATTAATGTGTCTGCATTTTCTTTGGATGCAATGTCTAGATCATTATTAATAATCCAGTGATCACAGAATCGGTATACCTTATTTGTGATGGTAATTTCGTTACGCCAAAAAGATCCGAGCAAGAATGCTCTTAGATTGATTATGTCTTCTGTTAGTACAGTACCTGGTTCAATGTACTGATCTTTAACGTGAGGTTTAGTAATGATATTCATCGAGAATGTCCAGTGCGTCGTTTAGTGCTTGTTGTGCTGCCCATCTTTCTTTATCATCCCATTCACGATGCCATTGTTTATTGGCAATACCGCTTTTGATTTTTAAAAGTCTAGATGTCATGTCAACTTTGCTAAGTCTACCATTCATAAGGTGGGCTCATGTAATCATATTATACTATATTTAATAAAAAAGGGGAACCCTTAGGCTCCCCTTCGTTCTGATCTCGTGACCAAAATTTACATTAGGTTCTCAACCTGAACACGTCTGTAGTACTGGTTCCTGTTAGCAGTAAGTGTTTCTGCATCAGGTGTACCGTTAGCCTGTGTTACAAATGGGTTTGCAACCATGCCATAACGTGTCTTAAATCCAATCTTGGGCTGGAAGGTGTCTGGACCTATGCTTCTTACCATTTGGAGAGGAACATAAGGACAGTAGAACAGACCTGCGTCATAAGGAGAAGTTCCTTTGTATCCTACAACGTAGTAATGCTTGTCAGCAATGTTTGCAGAATAAGGATCAACGTATACCTTAATACGTCCGTTCATTGTACCTACAAGTAGGTTTCCAGTGTCATCGACTTCACCGATGGAAGGACCACCAGCACCAGTAAGACCTGAAGAGTAGTCTAGAGTACCAGACATAGCAAGAGCACTAGCAACGTCAGCAGATGTGACGATGAAGTTCCCTTTTCCTCTACGAGTTTCCTGTGCGATTGCGTTGGCATCTCTTTCAACTTGGAACATCAGTCCTTTGAATTTCTCAACTGACCATCTTCCATTACTGTCTACGTCTAAGTCAAAACGACCAGCGTTTGCTACGTTGTTAGCAGCACCAGGTTTTGCAATTGTGTATACAGTACGTACAACCTCACGGTTGATTTCAGCAAGGATCTCACTAGACAAGATGTTAGCAAGTTCTTGCTCTGCATC